TAAGCTACATTTCCGAAGTCACCGTATATAAACGCACCAGCGTAATAGATAGGTAAAGCGATACGAGCCTCAACTCTTACAGTAATCATATTCTTAGTAAAGTTATCACCATCAAATTCAGAGAACTGAACAGAGATACCTTGATTCTGCATAATTTGAGCACCCATAGACCAGTCACCTACTACAAACTTATCTACTGCGATTGCAGTTGATTTGTAAAGAGGGATACCAGCGATAGATACACTACCATCAGTTGTAACAACTGTAGAAGCAGGTAAAGTATAAGCAGAGTTAGTATTCTTAGTGTTCATAATAGCAGCCCAATCAGTTGGGTTAACTAAGATACCAGTTGCACTATAGTTAGAAACTTCTAACTGAGCAATAGCTTGAACTAATTGCTCTACGTCTACTGTAGCAGCACCTGTTGCAGCTGTAGCTACTGGTAAAATACCTTGTAAGTTTGGAGCAGAACCATCACCACTTAAGATTTGAGCATCTTCAGCAACTAAATACTTTTCTAACAAACGAGATTGTAAGAAAGAAGTCATAGCAGGTATATCATCTAACATTTGACGAGAGATACGAACATAACCAGCAATGTACTGAGCTGCTGCATCTTTCATTGTAATGTCAAAATCAACTTGTGCTTTAGAAGAACCTTGAGTTTGAGCTGCTGGAGCACCTTCTCCACCACTTTCGTAAGGGAAAGTAAATAAACCTTGAGAGATTGTACCGATTGGTAACAAACTTCTTAAATGCACTTTACGAGAAGGTAAAGCATACACTTGATTAGCATATTGACGAGTGATGTCACCTGTAAGGTTAACCGCTTCTGTCATATTACCAACTGCCTTTGTATCCAAGATAAAGCTTGAACGCTTTTGTTCACCACGAGCTAATTTCGCTAAACTATCAGAATTGTTCTCGATAGCATCTGCAAGGGTAGCATTAAACCCTTTTACTTCTGTTTGATTCATTTTAACACGATTGTTTTTTGCTTCCATTTTTTCAATTTCATCCTTAACAACTGAGATTGAAGCTTTAGTAGCTTCTAATTCAGCCTTTACGCTTTCTAATGCACTAGCATTATCAGCCTTCGCACTTTCGATTGCTCCGTTTACTTCGGATTTGATGCCTTCGAATGCACTTTTAATTTCTTCTACCATTAGTTAAAAAATTTTAAATGATTGTAAATATTTGTTTATTTCTATCTCAACAGAAATCATCGGATCTTCTTCCTCAGTTGGCAATGCTTCTTCAGCGGTTGGCTCAGGAGAGATTGACTCTTCATCTTCCATCTCGGATAGGTATTGTTGTAATTGTTTAAGCTTCAGTTCTAACAGCTCGAATGTTTCGTCAGTAAAGTGTCCATTTCTCAAAGACTTAATGGTCTTACCCATTTCATCTACTAGAGTTGACTTAATCTGACTTTTAACTCCAACTGTTGGTGTATTTGCGTTAGCACCCCACAATACGGAACTTCCCTCATACAATTTAATTTCATTAATTTCATTGTATCCTGATTTCGCTTGTGACTTAATAGTCTGAAATCCGATACTATGTTCTGTGATATGACCTTCTTTATATAACTCATATAGGTCATTGCCTAATGTCGTATTAGGTATCTTAACACTTGCTTTTAAACCATACGCATCTTCGTACATTTCAAATGGTTTAGCAATAGGTTTGTCAGTAGAATGGTTCATTAAATGCCATACTCTGTTTTTAGCCTGTGGGCCATTCTCTTTTAATGTTTTAGTAAATGCACCTGGTGTAATAATATCACCATCACTATCTACATTACCAAAAGCTGAATAGTAAACAGTAATAACTCTATTATTGTCTTCCATATCTATGGGAGCACCTTCAATCGACTTTTTGTTATAAAAATTACTCATATTTATTTGTTTAAGCTATATACACCGTACAACATCGGCAGTTGCAGTTATTTACTGCTCCGCCGTTCTCATCGTGTGCATATTGCATTTCAATTACACCGTATTTAGGAGTATTTACTAGGAATGGTTCATTCACAGGTATTCTTACTCCACCATCATCAGGATTCGTCTGTCTATCTAAGGCTTGATGCCAAGCTCTAGGTAGTGCTACATATTCAGCGTGAACCCATTGTTTTAGCAAAGGTATATTAATTCCACTTGTTGCACCCATCGCACCTGTACTTAAAGCTTGATGAGTTTCAGTTCTTGCGATTAATAAACTCCTTGCGTTATTTATTTTCCCTTCTCTTAAAGTCTGTATAGCCAAACTATTCACTTCATCTCTTGATAGGTTATTATCTCTTCCGTATTGTAATACGCTATTGAGAATCCTAGCTATCTCGTTATCTGTTGTGTTCTGAATCCCAAACATCTTAGGGCCACTAATGGCTGTCCAATAGGATAACATAAATGCTAACCACTCGTCTAAGATATTTAAAGGATCTAAGTCTATTGTTTCTTCTTTCTTATACTTGTCAAATATCTTTTGATACCTCATCGCTGTGTATCCACCTGTTCCTTCGTACAAAGTTCGTAAAATATTAGAAACTTTGTTATTGTCGAAAAATGTCTTGTTGAAATTAGCCACCTGGTCTGCTCCTAATTCCTTAACCAATTCTGCTGCTTTATTAAAATCATACTGCAATGCTTCCTTTATTTTAGGAGCAAATTCATTTATTGATTTTCTAGCAATCTTTTGTTGCAGGTTAAACTGCTGAGAAGGTTGTAAGATTTTGGACACACATATTATTTTACTGGAGGTAAATTATAATCTCCTTGTTGTTGAGCATTACGAGGATCTTGTAGCATTGTTAATTCATCAATAGGTAAGTAACCAGCAGGAATATAGATAGAGTTCATTACATCGTCTTGAACAGTATCGTAACGCATAGCTTGTCTTTTCTCGTTTGGAGTAATCCACCAAGATTGAGATAAGATAGCAGATAACTCTTTCATATCCTCTTGTAGCTCAGGGAACACAGTAATATCAAAATCGATATAGTAACCTTGTCCTATTTCAGCTTCAAAGAATCTATTAAACGCATCACGAATCAAAACTAATTCAGGAAGTACTACTTGTGTAAGCATTTCCTTTTTAGCTTCCTTCATATTATTGTAAGTCTTGTTATCAGGATCATTAAACAACGCAGAGTTTACTCCGTACACATTACACAACTCACGAAGTGTAATCTTCTCTGATTCTAATAACTGAAGGTCAACAGGAGATAATCCCATATTCACCCAGCCTAACTTAGCACCAGCAATTAATATTTGTCCTGCGTTCTGAACTATCTTGTTTTTAGTTCCGTACTGATTATAAAAATCTTCTTTTAACTTACCAGCTTGTTCAGGGCCGAAGTCATTTGATTCATCTGCATACAATATCCCTTTAGGCCCTTGATTCTGCAACATACCTACAGAGGTATCCTTAGCATCGTTACTGCGTTGTACAGTTCGGTAAGCAGCCTGTAAAGGCGACAAACCATATAATTGTTGACCATTAGTGTTAAAGTAAGGGTTGAAGTATTTTAAGTGAATTACATCCTTTGCATCTAATTGATCCCACCCAACTAATGTGAAAGAGTATCCTTCAACCCCATTTATTGTACCATCGCTGATGATGGCTACGTATTGAGATGGGAGTACAACTAGTTCGGCAACCTTACCATTAGACAATCTATTCGCCCAAATATAAGAGTTGCCTGTTATAAGCTTATAGCCTACAATGTTTTCTAATAACTCTGATAAAGATTGGTATTGGTTAGGTTTTTCTAATAATTTGTTTAATGGGCTATCAGCAATTTCATCAACTGCTTTTATTCTTACTAACTCAGCTTTGGCTACATCTGCACCAGTTGATGCGTTAGCCATCATTGCCTTATAAGTATTTAATTCTTTTTTGTTCTTAACCTTGTAAACATAGAATGGAACTGTAGAGATGGTTTTAGAAATACGCTTTATGATAGAATAGACTTCGCTATTGTTATCATAGTCTTGTACGAACTTCTCATAATTCAAATTGGGGTAAAGTGTTCTACCGCCAATCAGTCCACCAAAATCAGAGAAGGGATTATTAAGAGTTGTTTTTATTTTAGTGGCTGCCTTTTGTTTAAAAGGATTCACCGCACTTAGTATGTCCGTTAACTTCACTATAAGATATTTTTACAAAAGTAACAAATTTTTAGCCTAAACAATCCAACCTCGCTTCGCTTTTGCATATTTTGAATAAATAGCATAACGCATAGCGTCCATTAAATGATCTCTAAACTTAACAGGCTCATCCATTGTATTGCCATCGTGGTCTGTTTTCCATTTGTAGTTTTTAATCTCATCTAACAAATCCAAAGATTCAGATTTAACAAATAGTGGAAAAGATTTTACCTTATTGATTCCTGCAAACACATCTTTGGTAGCTGACTTCAAATTAAAGCCTGCTTTATTTACCTCAGCTATTGTTTTTGGTTCAGCAGCATCAGCGAATATCTCATCTCTACGAGATAGGCCCATTGATTTAAGACGATCTATTAAAAGAGATGTTGACATTTTAGTATCATATATCAGTTGCTCGACATATATATCACCATCGAAGTTTTTACACCTTACCAGGGCTGTTTGATTGTTATAACCAAAGTCAAGGCCATAAAACACATCTCCACCCTCAGGGAAGGTTCTTCTTCTTCTCCAATGCGAATAAATCGTTGCCTCACTAATTGCTCTTTCTCCTAGTCCGTAAACTCTCCAATATTCGTGGTCAGCATCTTTAAGCCTTTCAATCTCAGCTATAATATTTTTATCTAAAAATGGGTTATCCTTATAAGTCGTAATCGTAAAGTCAGTATCTTCTCTAGGAATGACCTTATCGTAAATCCAGGAGTAATAATCGGAAGGGTTGTAGTCTAAAACAATTTTATCTGTAGTTCTAAGAGCTAATTGCATCCAAGATTCGTAATTGACCTCATTTGCCTCGTTAATAAACAAATAATGCCTTTTACGACCTCTAATCTTCTGTGGTTGGTCGGTAGATACAAATTCTACTGTATTCCCATTTAGGAAATATAAATTCTCTGATTTATTGTGTTTTTCCTCTGAGTACAGCCCATATTTAGACAATATCTCAATAAAGTCCCTCATGACGGAACCCTTGATGCTTGGTAGGGATGAACGGCAAATAGTTAAGGTTTTCCCTTTCTCTTGTAGGAGCTTTACTATAAACCAGGTAAGTACGTTGTAAGTTTTACCTGACCTCGTTCCTCCTTGCATCACAGAAAT